ATAAATTTATAAACTTCTTTTTCTGCTAAAGAAGTTCCATCATTTCTTGGATAACATTTTGGGCAAAGATATCCTTGTTGAATGCTATTCCAAATTTGTTTAAATTCATACCCACATTTCAAACATTTAAAATTATATTTTAAATGTGATCCTTTATATTTATCTAAAATTTTTAAGTTCCTTTTTTCAAGAAATATTTTTAAATTAAGTGAAAAATATCTCTGAAAATATTTTTTAAAATTAGATTCTTTTCTCTTTTTAAAATCTTCTGATTTATAATAAATTTCAAATGATTTTCTTTTTTTGATTTTGATATTTTCTACTTGAGAAATATAATCAACATTATATTTTTCTTGACAAGTTTGCTTTCTTTTTTCAATGATTTCATTTTTATGTTTTTTTATTGTTTTTCGAATTCCTTTTATTTGTCTTTTGTTTATTTTAGGATTTTTTGTTGGATGAATAACTCCATATTTATTTAAACAATTTTTTTGTTTACTATCATAAATTAAACAAGATGATGCAACACATCTCGTACTACAATAATCAGAATAACCTTTTTCAAAATTAATAAATTTAGTATATTTTTCACAAGTATCTACTTCTTTATAACAAAGACAAATATCTTCATTTTGAGATTTGAAATATTTGTTGTAATAATCTTTTAATTTAATTTTATGAATCTTTACATGTTTTGTAAAATAGTTAATATTGGGAAATATTATACCACATATCTGACATTGACATTTATTTTTAGGATTGATAGTTTGAATCCTTAATAAATTTATCAATTTGATTTTAATATCTTTTAATTCTTTTTTCTTCCTTAAAGTATTTTTTATAGAAGTACTTCTTTTTCTATTTTTATTTGGATCTTTATTGCTACATTTTCCACAAATACAACTGGGATACCCCTTAGATAAACTTTCAAAATGAGTTTCTTTTTTGCAATATTTGCATATTCCTTCTTCATTAGATTTACGGAGGAATTTATTGTAATAAAGTTTGATATCTATTTTGCATTTAGATTTAGGATGAGAAAGGTGGGAAACTAAAGATTGAGATGTTTTGAATTGTTTATTGCATATTTGACATCTATACATGAAATTCTCCTTTTTACATTTGTTCTATTATTCGAAAAAATTTACTCAAATTACAAATATAAAAAGAAACGTGAAAAACTTCTCCTTTTCTATAAAACAAATAGTTTAAAATAGAAAAGGAGAAGTTACATAAGTTATACTTATTTAATGAAGAAGTTAAGTTCGATTTTTTCACAAACCCTGACAGGCGTTAATGTAACGTCAACTTTGAAAGTTTTTCGCTTTTTAAGGTATTCAGTGGAATACACATTTACAGTATATGAGTATAATCCTCTTCTTTTTTTAATATCCTCTAAAAACCCAACAATTTCTCCACTTACCTGATTCCAAGTAATAGCATCATTTTGTTCAAAAATAAAGTAACGACAGAATTGTTCCAAAGATCTTTTACAATACAAAACTAATCTTACAATATTTAAATCTTGGAGAGCACTTGGTTTAGCCTGAGAAGTTAATTGACCATAAACTGTATAGCCTTCATTAAATTTTACAATTGGATTTAACTGTTTCATATACATCTGATCTCTTTGACCCAATCTTGGATTATATCTCAATTCTTTAATTGAATCAATTACACCTCTTGTTAAACCTGCAGCAGCAAACCAAATCTCAGAAACAGAATCATTTCTTGGTAACAAATATGACATATGATAAATTGGAGAAAACCACACATCTTGACCAGTAAATGAATCATAAACTTTATTATAAGGTTCATATAAAGCAGCAAAATAAGTATTAAATGTATGAGTATTTAATCGTGTATCATAAGCATTATTAAAAGTTGAATTATCACCATTGTCCATAATAGCAACACAATCTCTTTTTGTTTGAACTAAAGTTGAAATTTGTGTTTTAACATCACTTGGATAACCACAATCAAAAACAAGAGTAAAATAAATATTTTCAAGATCTAAAATAGTATCATCAATTGTTCCATTATAACCTTGTGATAAAAGCTGTGTAGCAGCAGCCGTATTTAAACTACCATCATCATTTTTTAATTCCCCATCAGAACCTTTTTTCAAAGGAACTGGTTCAGAAGATACAAATGGTTGAGCAATATTTCCATATGATTTTTTTACCCAATAATTAATATCAGTTGAACTTTCAGAAAATAAAGAAGTACTTCCATTCCAACCTCTATCAGTCATAGATTTATTTTTCCAAACAGCACAAGATTCATTATCATCACCAGAAGAAGTTCCTAACCATCCCCAGATTTTATTTCCAGTTCCATCAATACCAATAATAACATATTTCGCTGCTCCGTCTGATTGTTCCCAATCTGTAAATACTTGTTTATTATCTGTAACTAAAGAAGTTAAATCTTCTTTATCAATAGAAACAGTTCCAATATTTTTATCATAAACTTTAGATACAGTATTAAAACCATCAGACCAATCTTCATTTGTTTTTGTCATATCTGCTCTAAGAACGGAAGAATACATATTTAAAATATATTCAATAAAAAGAGAATCTCCACTCGTATCAACAGATTTAGGATCAAAAGAAACATCAAATGATTCAATAATAACATCATCACCATCACTTTGACGTTCATAAATATCCATTACATAAACACCATCAACCATTGGATTAGAATATTCAGTAAATCTAACACCAATATTGTTATAATATTCTCCTCTTCCTATTGGATATAAGAAACATAAAGCTGCTGCAGCAGTTGAAATATTTGAGTCAATTTCTACTTTTGTATTTAAACTATCTACATAAGTTATAGTTATAGATGATGTAGTATCTGTTTCGGCAACATCTAATCTGATATTAGCGAAAGTTGCATCATCCGGTAGACATCGTAAAAAGTATAGAGAACCAGATTCTCCAAGAAAATTATATGCACAATAAGGGCCCTGACCAAAGTTTTTTCCATATGTTTGGATCGAGGGCTCTCCCCACTTTGAAATTAATTCTGAACGACTCCCGACAAATGTTAGTTCATTGTCAGGTCCTTTCTCAGTTAAAGCAGCAATCATTCCTATAGTTCCAGGAACATTCTCTACATATGTGCTGAGATCTATTATCTTCGTATAAACTCCCGGTGAGATAGCCATAACTATTCCTCCTTATTTAATTTAATCTAATTTAATTGTTTCTCTATGAATAAATCACCTTTCTTTTAAATCTATATATTAATTATTTTAAATTTTAAATTTCCACAATCCCAAATTCTTGTAAAACCTTCATTTTGTCTTAGAATCCATTCAGAAATATCTTTAGGTTCATTTGGTTTTTTTCTCAAGTTAAATCTGTGAATCCTTTGGAAATTTTTAATATACCAATAATTAGAATTAGTAATATGATCTAATTCAAATCCTAATTTGTAATAGAGATTTCCTGTAGACCATCTTCTATCAGCGTAACTAAATATTTCTTTCCATTCAAAATTCTTCTTGAAATGACTTAATAACTTTCCTGCAATTCCTGGAATATGATAATTAGAGTTTGAACAAAATCGATTCAATTCCCAAATTCCTTCAATTGCTTTCGAACCTTTAGAAATGTTTCCTTTTCCAAAAGTCATAACTGAAATCAATTCATTTTCATAGAAAGCTCCAAGTTTAATTTTAGATGCATCTTTTCCTTGTATGTGAAATTCTTCTAAAAATTCATTTTTTATTTTTGGGTCAATTTCTTTAATTTTACATTTTCTTGCATGAATTCTTACAACATTTTGATTAATTCTTAAAATTTGTTTAAGTCTTGATTTAACTATTTCTTTTTTAAAAGTCCATTCATCTTCAAAAATATGAATTAATTGAATTCCTTTTTCTTTACATAAATTCGTTTTTTGAAGATGATTATTTTTAGGATCATTTGATCTCAATTCTGAATGATAATATAATCCATCATATTCAATTGCAATTTTTAAAGAAGGAATATAAATATCTATTTCTAAAAAATAATTAGTTTTAGGATTCAACTTTATCTTTTCCAATTAACTCACAAATAAATTTATAAACTTCTTTTTCTGCTAAAGAAGTTCCATCATTTCTTGGATAACATTTTGGGCAAAGATATCCTTGTTGAATTTCATTCCAAATTTGTTTAAATTTAGTATTACATTTTAAACATTTCCAATTATGTTTGAATCCCGCATTTATATATTCTTTGTCTAAAAGTTCTATTTTTAAATATTCTAAATATTTGCCTAATTCTTTTATAAATTTATCTTTTTTTTTCTTAATAACTTTTTCTTTAATTTTATCCGAGTACATTGGATTTTCAACACCTAAATTTTTTAAACAAGTTTGCCTTTGTTTTTCTTTGATTTCATTTATTCGATTTGGGTTAATTTTATTATTTTCTAATATAGTTTGTTTATAATTTTCTTGAACTTCATCAGTTTGCATTGGGTGTTTTGTTTTATATATTTTTAAACAAGTTTCTTCTCTTTTAATTTTAAATTCTTCAGTGCTAAAATAATTTTTCTTACCATATTTTTTTAAATTGGTATTTTCAGTTTTTTTCACCAATTCTAAACTAGCTAAACCACAACCACCATATTTTAACTCTTGTGTTTTTATAGTTTTTTGATTTATCTCTTTAACTTTTTGAGGATTGTCAACTCCCCATTTTTCTAAACATGTAGTTTTAAACTTAGTTATAACTACTTTATTCTTCATCGGATGTTTAGTTTTATATTTTTCTAAACAAGTTTCTTCTTTCTTTTTTTGTGTATCTTCGGATAAAGTTGAACATCTTGCAGAGCAAAAATCTGAATATCCAGTTATGCAAGAAATAAATCTTGTATGTTTTTTACATGATGAAACTTTTGTATACATTTTACATATTCCATCATTTGAATTAGTTTTAACATAATGATCATAATAATCTTTCGATTTTATTTTATGGGTTTGATGTATGTGTGTTGATATTGCTATAACATTCTTAAACTCTCTTTTACAAATTTCACATCTAACTTTATGATTCTCCATTTTTTAATTTCCTCCTTGCTAAAAAAATTAAAAAGGGTTAGGAGAAACCTTTTGAGCAAGGAAAGTTTCTCCAAAGTGGCCAAACTCTGTCCCCATTTTTAAAACGAACGGCGCAACGCATTCTTTTTAAAAATATAAATACCATACAAAAATTAATCTTCGTGAGCTTATTTTCATTATTACAGGAAATGTAACTCGAGAAAATAAATGAAAATTTGAACTTCCTGGACTATAACCAGCTTCTCCACTTAAAGATGTAAACATTCCTGCTTCAGAAAGTTGATATCCATTAGCATCATTAGATCCAATAATTGTCGTAATTTTAGTTAATAACCAAGAATTATCATTTGCTGGATCTTCTTCATATTTAACAGATTCAAATGGTTTTTTATAATAAGCACCATCATGAAAATCCCCACAAGTTGTATCTATTAAACTTATAGGTATACTATTGTTAAGATATGTATCTGAATTAGTTGGGGGATTGGGATTAAAAGGATCTGCAGGATCCTTTCCACCATCTCCAAGACCGAACCAATACAGATGTTCATTTTTATCTGTATCAATATTAGAATTATTAATATTCATTAATTTTGTTGAAAGCAATTGTCTCCCTACACATACTACAAGATTACTTTTTCCAACTAATTGTTTTTTTTCATTTTTATCCAATTCATAAACTTCAACAAAACCTTGAGGATTTCTAGAATTTTGCTTAATTTGACAATGAGAATCATCAAAACATTCATCTCCATAATGATCTTCAATTTGAACTAAAAAATCTTTTTGTTTATTATTAATCATAATTTTATAGTATCCCCATTAAGTTTTATATTTTGTTCTAAAAAATAATTAATATTAGTTATTTTTCAAATTTCTTCAACTGAAATTTGACATACATCTGCTCCAGTTATACAATCAAAAACACCTTCTTCATCAAAATCACAAAATCCTGAAGATACCCAAACTGTAGAAATTTCAGTTGAATCAAACGATGTTGAATCCATTAAAGTGTATCCATAATCAATAGCAGCAGTTCCATCAGGTAAACAATAAACTCCATCTAATATAAGATCTTCACATATAATAATTTCATTATCCCAACAAACTCCAATGTCATAATAAGATCCACAATCATAAGTATCACGTCTATAACCCCAACAAAAAGATGACGTTGAATCTGGACATATTAAATTACCACAATTAATAAGAGAAGTTGAATCAAGTAAATCTCCATCTGCAGTACAATAATCAACAATTGGATCTATAGAATCTACATTTTTTAAATTATCATCTAATCTTATAGATTCAGTTAATTTATTATTAATATCAATTAACTCTAAACTTTTCATTCTTGCATGATAAGGTTTAAAGAAATTTACTATATCTCCTATATCTTTTATAAATATAACTAACCCAAGAACAACATAAGCTATATTTATATAATTTGGGCCAATAAAATTTTTAATCCAATCTCCTAAATCTATTAAAAGAGATATAAGAATAGTATTATCTCCTTTAATAAAATGTGCATTTAAATAATTATATAAATCAACATTTATAATTTTTAAAACTTCTCCAGCTGAATCTTTTGTTTGTAAAAAATTACTGGATTTTTCTCTTGTAAATTTCAAATAAAATTCATCAGTTTTAATTTTTTTTTCATTTCTTGTTAATGGTAAATAAGTAAAAAAATTATTATATTCTTCTATAATTTCAGTATAATCAGAACTTGTTCCATTATAACATGTAAATAATGTAGATGAAGACTCAAGAATTTCAGATGAATATAATTTATTAAAAATATATACAGCGGATAGGTATAATTCTAAGAAAGAATAAGTGCCTCCATAAATTGTAAT